GATTTAAAAAAAGTTATACGTCAAGAATATCTTAGGTGTGCCCAGGATCCAATACATTTTATGCGTAAATACTGTTATATACAGCATCCACAACGTGGTCGCATACAGTTTAATCTGTACCCATTTCAAGAAAAAGTATTAACGTTATTTCAAGAAAATGATTATAGTGCTATATTAAAATCTAGACAATTAGGTATATCTACTTTAGCGGCGGGTTATTCATTATGGTTAATGACATTTCATAAAGATCGAAATGTACTAGCATTAGCAACTACACAAGCAACAGCAAGAAATTTAGTAACAAAAGTACAATTTATGTGGGAGAATTTACCCTCATGGCTTAAAGTAGATTCTGCCGAAAATAATAAGTTATCTTTAAGATTAACTAATGGTTCAAAAATACAAGCTAAATCCTCAAACGCTGATGCTGCACGTTCAGAAGCAGTATCTTTACTAATTATTGATGAAGCAGCCTTTATTGATAATATTGCTGAGACATGGGCATCTGCTCAACAAACATTAGCAACGGGTGGGGGTGCTATTGTATTATCAACTCCTTATGGTACAGGTAATTGGTTTCATCAAACGTGGGTTAAAGCTGAAAGTGGAGAAAATGATTTTTTACCAATCAAACTACCATGGTATGTACACCCAGAAAGAGACCAAAAATGGAGAGATGCTCAAGATGCTTTATTAGGTGATCCTAGATTAGCAGCACAAGAATGTGATTGCGATTTTAGTACATCAGGTGATATAGTATTTTATAATGAATATCTAGAATATTACGAAAAAACCCACATTAAGGACCCACTAGAACGCAGAGGAGCAGACCAAAACCTTTGGGTATGGGAAAATGCTGATTATACTAGATCCTATATGGTGGTAGCGGATGTTGCCCGTGGAGATGGAAAAGATTTTTCTACTTGTCATGTAATGGATGTTGAAACTAATGTTCAAGTAGCTGAATATAAGGGACAAATTGGTACAAAAGAATTTGGCCATTTATTAGTAGGTCTAGCTACAGAATATAATGAAGCATTACTCGTAATAGAAAATGCTAATATAGGATGGGCTACAATACAGGTAGCAATAGATAGAAATTATTCTAACCTTTACTATTCACAAAAGAGTGGAGAAGCCAATGCTAATTCGTATTTTGACAAATATCAAGACCATTCAAAAATGGTAGCCGGTTTTACAATGTCATCTAGAACACGACCTATGGTTATAGGAAAGTTCCAAGAATATATAGCAGATAAAGGTGTAACTATTCATTCAAAGAGGTTAGTTGAAGAAATGAAGGTGTTTATTTGGAAAAATGGTAGAGCAGAAGCACAAACGGGTTATAACGATGATTTAGTTATAGCATTTGGTACAGCAATGTACATTAGAGACACAGCCCTTAAATTTAGACAAAGGGGAATAGATATTACAAAACAGTCAATAAACAATATGTCTGTTACTAGAACACCATATCAGGGGAGTTATGGTATTAATCAAAAAGTAAAGAATCCATACGAGATCGACACCCCAGATGGAAAAGAAAATATTAATTGGTTATTATGACCATATTTATAACAATAATTACATACTAGATGGCAGATACAAGTGTATTTACAAGATTAAGGAGATTATTTTCTACAGATGTAGTAATAAGAAACGTTGGTGGTGACCAAGTCAAAACTATAGATTCGGGTCATATCCAATCTAGCGGTGAGTACGAAACTAATGCGTTAGTAGATAGATTTAATAAAGTCTATTCTTCAGCCCCTACCTCGTTATATGGGGCACAATTTAACTTAAATTACCAATATTTAAGAACACAATTATATTCAGAATATGATGTAATGGACCAAGATGCTATTATTGCTTCTTCCTTAGATATTATAGCAGATGAATCAACTCTTAAGAATGATATGGGGGAAGTACTCCAAATTAGAAGTTCTAATGAGGATGTACAAAAAATACTTTATAATTTATTTTATGACGTATTAAATGTAGAATTTAACTTATGGATGTGGGTTAGACAAATGTGTAAGTATGGTGATTTTTTCCTAAAATTAGAAATAGCAGAAAAATTTGGTGTTTATAATGTAATCCCATATACTGCATACCATATTGAAAGAATTGAGGGATATAATCCTGAAAACCCTGCTGAAGTAAAGTTTAAATGGAATCCTGAAGGTTTTTCTGGTGGTTCTTCTAGTGGTTATTATAATGTAGCGGGAGCTAATGGAGCAAATGATGATAGGGGTGGAATTACATATGACAATTATGAAATGGCTCACTTTAGAATGGTAGGTGATGTTAATTATTTGCCTTATGGTAGGTCATATATTGAACCTGCTAGAAAACTATTTAAACAGTATACGTTAATGGAAGATGCGATGTTAATTCATAGAATTGCTCGTGCTCCTGAAAAAAGAGTATTTTATGTAAATGTTGGTGCAATTCCACCTAATGAAGTAGAAGCATTTATGCAGCAAACTATTTCAAACATGAAACGTACCCCAATGATGGATGAAAAAACAGGTGATTATAACCTAAAGTATAATATGCAAAATATGCTTGAAGATTTTTACATCCCAGTTCGTGGAAATGATAGTGCAACAAAAATTGATACTACACCCGGGCTACAATATGATGGTATTGCCGATGTTGAATATTTAAGAGAAAAATTATTTGCTGCTTTAAAGGTACCTAAGGCATTTATGGGGTATGATGAAAATACTGAGGGTAAAGCAACATTAGCGGCCCAAGATATTAGATTTGCACGTACCATTGATAGAATACAAAGAATATTATTATCTGAATTACAAAAAATAGCATTAGTTCATTTATATACCCAAGGATATAGAGATGAATCTTTAACTAATTTTGAATTATCAATGACAACTCCTTCCATCATTTATGATCAGGAAAGAATTGAATTGTTAAAGTCTAAGTCTGAATTAGCAGGTACATTGTTAGAACAAGGTTTAGTACCATCTGATTGGATTTACCACAATGTTTATCACTTTAGTGAAGACCAATATGATGAATACAGAGATATGGTTCGAGAAGATTCAAAACGTAAATTCAGAAATGCTCAAATTGAGGCAGAGGGTAATGACCCTATATCATCTGGTAAATCATATGGTACACCTCACGATTTAGCATCTTTATATGGTAAAGGCAGAACTATGTCTGACCCAGGTAATGTGCCAGATGGTTATGGTGATGACTTAAAATTAGGAAGACCAAAAGATGGTATTACTAACAGGGGTAAACAAGAAAATAATTTTGGTAAAGACCCATTAGGAGTTAAACGTATGAAGGATACGGATAAAAACGATGGAAAAAACAGACCAAGGCTTTCTGAATTTGAAGACCCTAAGATTACATTTTTAAAGAATAAAGATATCTTTAATAAAATTAATGAAAAAAAGTTAATTTTTGAACAAGATAAAGATACTTCTTCTTTACTTGATGAATCTCAACTAAAATCCTAATATTTATAAATAAATATATTTTTGATGAAAATTAAACACTCAAAGTATAAAAACACCGGTATACTATTTGAACTGCTAGTCAGACAAATTACTGCGGACACTCTTTCAGGAAATGAATCTGCTGCTATCGACATTTTAAGAAAATATTTTGTTAAAACAGAATTAGGCCGTGAATATAAATTATATGAGTCCATTAGCAAATCTTCAGTATTAAGTGAAGCAAAAGCGGGTTTATATATATCTACTACTTTAGATAGTTCAAAGCATTTTAATAGGGGCATACTTAAGAAACAAAAGTATAACTTAATTAACGAAATTAAAGAACAATATGACCTAAATGATTTTTTTGGTGCTAAAATCAAAAATTATAAGGAAATAGCGGCTTTATATACTTTAATAGAAGGAACCAATACTAAGGGTTTAGTAGATAATAAACAGTTAATTGATAATAAAATTACACTCTTAGAATTCTTAACTAGATCTAAAATTAACCAATCTAAGAAAGATCAACTACTTGAAGAATATTCAGGATATGATAAAGATATAAGAACATTAACTTATAAAATCTTACTGGAAAAATTTAATGATAAGTATAGTATACTAAGCGATGAACAGAAACAAGTACTTAAAGAATTTATATATTCAGTAGATTCTACACCAGGTTTAAGAAAATTTTATAATGATAAAATTAAAGAACTAAAGGAGATTTTAAACGTTGAATCTACGAATGTTAAAGATAAAGCAACACAGGTTAAAATTACTGAAGTAGCTAAATTTTTAGTAGAATTAAATAAAAGTGATAAAGTAGGTAATGATAATTTAGTTGATTTACTACAATATTACGAACTAGTTAAAGAAATCAAAAATACTAATGGGGTACAAATATAAAGTTAAGGAAATAGAGATAGGAGATACAAAAGTTACTAGAGGTGTTAAATCTGTAGTTACAGATAAAGACCCTAATACTGGTGCTATATCTTGGTCTATAGATTATGTTCCAAATTTATCTAAATTAGTTGAAGATGTTGATGAATTAACAAAAACAGCAAAAGGTGTATATCAAAAAGCAAAAGATGATAAAAAGTTTTTAGATATATATGAACAAGCTAGATCTTTAAGGAATACCATTAGAACTCACATTAGAAACAACTACCCAGAGGAATATAAAAAAGCAATGAATGAAGAAGATGTTGATGAAATGTCTACATCAGGGGGTGCTGGCGCTTATAACACACCATATGCATTTAGAAAAAAAGGTTCTAAACCTAATATTAAGGCATATAAAGAATTAGGATATAAAGAAGTAGAAGAATCTGCTGAACAACCTGGTGAAGATTTAGGCCCAGGTCCTAAAGCAACCGAAGATGGGGTAGCAGATAATGCATACGTAAAACAATTTAAATATAAATTAGTCCCTAAAAATAATGGTACATATGTACAAAAAGGTTCGGGTCTTGAAGTAAAGAAATTATTTTAATATGTATAATTATAAGGTAGTTAAGGAAGAAGAAAGTAAGGCAGAAAAGTTCCAACAGGAACGTATTAATGCCTTTTCTGAAATTGAAAATGAACTACAGTCTTTAATTAAACCACTAAGACAAGCAAAAATTGAAACAATAAAAGTATATAGACAACAACCAGATACTTTTGCAGTAATAAAACCAACAGACATAATTAAAGATTACATCAAGGACATTAAAACACTATTAGAAAAATAATATGAAAACACTACAAGAACAATACAAC